GGTACGAAACGGCTCGAGATTGGACTGTTTCTGAACCCTCACAAGGGGGTTGTATGGTGAGGCATGTAGACCTCGACGGTGTCGCGGTGCAAGAGGCATTCGGCCTGCTCGTCGGCGTCTCTCAGCAGAAGGTCAGCCAGCTCGCCGCCGAGGGCATTCTGCCTATCGGTGGTTCAGTCGGCGACTGGCTCCAGGCCTACTGCTACCGCCTGCGTGAGCAAGCCGCTGGCCGCCTCGGCTCTGAGATCGATGGCCTCGACCTGGTGCAGGAACGCGCCGCCCTCGCGCGCGAGCAGCGCATGACCTACGAGATCCGCAACGCAGTCGCCCGTGGCGAATATGCGCCGATCGCAGTCTTGGCCGATGTCCTGGCTACCGCCAGCCAGGCCGTCGTCGAACGCTTCGAGCAGCTGTCCGGCCAGCTGAAGAAAACCTGCCCCGACCTGCCCGACGATGCGCGCCAGCAAGTCGAGCTCGTGCTCGCCTCCGCGCGCAACGAGTGGGTGCGCTCGACTGCCGAGCTGGTAGCCCGTCGCATCGCCGAGACCACCGATGACGCCGCCGACGACGCCTCCGATCCAGTCGACGCATGACTGCCATCGCCGCCCCTGCCATCATCCCCGACATCACCATCGCGGCGATCGTGCGTGCGGTGCGCTCCGGCCTCGAGCCGCTCCGCTGTGACCCGCCGATGAGCCTCAGCGCATGGGCCGCCCGCGAATTCTTCCTGTCGGCCGAAGGCAGCCACACGCAAGGCGCCTGGACTGCCTATCCGTTCCAGCCTGGCTGGATGGATGCGTTCAGCAACGACGACATCGAAGAGGTCACCGTCAAGAAGTCCAAGCGTGTTGGTTACACCAAGACACTGCTTGCCTTCGTCGCCTACAACGCCGCGCACCGCCGCCGCAAGCAAGGCCTATGGCAGCCGACCGACGACGACCGAGACAGCTTCGTCAAGACCGAAGTCGAACCCATGATGCGCGACGTTCGGGCCCTGCAGGCGGTGCGCTCGGCCACCGCCGAATCCCAGGACACGATGCGCCTGAAAGGCTTCCTCGGCTCCATGCTCCACCTGCTCGGCGCCAAGGCCGCCCGCGCCTTCCGCCGCATCACGCTCGCCGTCGCACTGCTCGACGAAGTCGATGCGATGGACCAGAAGGTCGAAAAGAGCGCCGACCCCATCACCCTCGCGCGGGGCCGCCTCGAAGGCGCCCCATTCCCCAAGCTGGTCGCCGGCAGCACGCCACGCATCAAGGGCATGAGCCACGTCGAGCACCGAGAAGAGCAGGCCGACGCGATCATGCGGTATTGCGTTCCCTGCACCCACTGCGGCGTCGACCATCCGCTCGAATGGGGCAGCGAGAAGGTGCCCCACGGTTTCAAGTTCGACAAGCTGCGGCCCGACAGCGTTCGACATCACTGCCAGCATTGCCACCGCGGCATCAGCCAGGCCGACTACCTGAAAGTCTGGCAGCTCGGCACCTGGGCCGATCTCAAGCAGCGCTACAGCTATGGCCAGGACCAGGTCTGGCGCGACAGCGCCGGCATGCCGTGCAAGGCCCCGCGGCACGTCGCCTTCCGCATCTGGACTGCCTACAGTCCCCAGCGCGAATGGCGCGACATCGTCCGCGAATTCCTCGAATCGCGCGTCAAGCTGAAACAGGGCGACGATGGACCCATGCAGGGATTCATCAACGAAACTCTCGGCGAGACCTGGGAACTGCGCGGCGAGTCCGCCGACGAACACGAACTTTCCAAGCGCACCCACACGTACCAGCTGCGCACCGTGCCCGAAGGCTGTCTCGTGCTCGGAGCCGGAATCGACGTGCAAGACAACCGTTTCGAGATCTCGGTGTGGGGCTTCGGCCGCGGCGAACAGATGTGGCTCATCGATGACCAGGTCCTCGAAGCCAACCCCGCCGACGAACGCGACTGGCAAAAGCTCGACGACTACCTCCAGACCAGGTTCCCCCAAGTCGGCCGCGAAACCACCCTCGGGATTCAGTCGTCCGGCATCGACACCGGCGGCCACTTCACCCACAACGTCTACAACTTCGCCCGTCTGCGCGAACGTCAGCGCGTCGCCGCCCTGCGTGGCAGCCCCTACGACGGCCGCCCCATCAAGGGCAAAGCCAGCCGCGTCGATGTCAACTGGCGCGGCCAGGTCCTCAAGCGCGGCATCAAATTGTGGGAGGTCGGCACCGACACCGCCAAGGACCTGTTCTTCGGCCGCCTGTTGGTCAACCGGCCCGGCCCCGGCTACGTCAACTTCCCAGCCGGCCTGGACGACGACTACTACGCCCAGCTCACGGCCGAGCACCGTGTCATGCAGCGAACCGCCACCGGCGACAAATTCCGCTGGGTCAAGAAGCGCGCCGGCCAGCGCAACGAAAAGCTCGACTGCGCCGTCTATGCGCTCTTCGTCGCCCACCTGCTCGACCTGCACCGCTACACCGAAACGATGTGGGACCGGCTCGAAGCCGCCGTCCAGCCTCAACCCGACCTGTTCGACCAACGCCATCGCGAGCCTGTGGCCATCTCGCCGGAGCTGGCATCAACGCCGCGCAATCCTCAACGTCAAGGCGCCCGCGAATGGTGACCCGCATGCCCACCAAGCCCAAGCCCGCCGCCCACATCCTCAGCGAGCGCTTCGCCGGCCCCGACCTGGTCGACTTCATCTTCGAGTACATCGCCACCCAGATCCCCGAATTCCGCCACGCCAACCTGCGCGAGGCCCAGCTCGCCGTGCGCGATCACTTCGGCGGCATCGACAAGGCCTACGTACGCACTGCCCACGCCGAGCGCCGGGCCGAGCTCGTGCGCCAGGTCCTGTCGCTGTTCAACGGCCGCAACGCCAGCGAGGTCGCGCGCCGCCTGCGCATCAGCCGCGCCACCGTCTACCGCGTCATCAAGCAACCTGGCGCGGCGCGGGGGATACCATCATGAACGCCACCGAGGATTGACCCATGCACACCCCCGAATCCTGGAAATTCGCAATGATTGAGCCCCCAACCCAGAGCGGCGCCTATGAGGTCAGGTTGCCTGATATTCATGCGGGGGCACGGGTCGTCCTGATGGAGTTCAACGCATCGGAACGGCTCTGGAAATCCGGGCTCGCCGCGCCGAAAGAGTGGGCGCATCTACCGTCACTTGCCCAGTGGCGTCCGAGCGAAAGCCTCAAGGGGAATTCAGTCTCAAGTTCCCCCGAGCTTTGAGACAGCGGGGAGCCTAGCCTCCCCGCCCATGGCTCTCACCCAGACAGACCTCGACGCGATCGACCTCGCCATCGCCTCCAGCGAGCTTGAGGTGCGGCTCGAAGGCCGCAGCGTCAAATACCGCAGCACCGACGAGCTGCTCAAGGCCCGCGCCCACATCGCCGAACTGCTCGCCACGCCCAGCCGCAGCAGCTTCCGCTTCGGCTTCACCACCCTGCGCGGCGACTGATCCGCCATGGCCGCCACCTTCCTCGACAAGTTCGTCGGCTGGTTCGACCCACGCGCCGGCCTGGCCCGTCACTTCGACCGCGTGCGCCTGCAGCGCGCCTACGAGGCCGCCAGCCCGCGCGACAGCTGGAAGCCGCGCCGCTCCGGGGCGTCCGCCAACGCCGACCACCTGGCCGACGCCTCCCGCCTGCGCGCCAAGGCCCGCGCCCTGGTGCAGAACGTGCCCTATGTGCGCGCCGGCCTCGACGCGCTGGTGTCCGCCACCATCGGCACCGGCATCATGCCCCGCGCCACCGGCGCTGACGCCGCCAAGATCGACAAGCTGTTCGCCGAATGGGCTAATGTCTGCGATGCCGACGGCCGGCTCGACTACTACGGCATCCAGGCCGCCGCCTACCGCGCCATGGAGCAAGACGGCGAGGTGCTCGTGCGCCTGCGGCCCCGCCGCCCGGCCGATGGCCTGCCCGTGCCCCTGCAGCTCCAGCTGCTGGAGATCGACTGGCTCGACAACACCCGCACCCAGGCATTCGGCCAGAACCAGATCGTCAACGGCATCGAATACGACGCCCTCGGCGCCGTGGCCGCCTACTGGCTCTGGGAAAGCCACCCCGGCGACACAACCCTGGCGCGTGGCCTGCGCTTGCAGAGCAAGCGCATCCCCGCCGCGTCCATCATCCACCTCTACGCCACCGAGCGCCCCGGCCAGGGCCGCGGCTTCACCCGGCTGGCGCCCGTCATCGCCCGCGTGCGCGACCTGCAGCTCTACGAAGACGCCGAGCTGGCGCGCAAGAACCTCGAAACCCGTCTCGGCGTGCTCTACAGCGGGGACGCGACGATGCTCGCCAACCCCGCCGCCGGCGATACCACCGCCAGCCTCGACAGTGCCAACACCGGCAACCTCGGCGAGCTGTCCAGCGGCGGCATCACCCAGCTGCCGGTCGGCTCCAGCGTCACCGTCGTCGAGCCCAAGTTCGCCGGCGGCTATGTCGACTACGTCAAGTACAACCTGCACCTCATCGCCGCCGGCATGGGCGTCACCTACGAGATGCTCACCGGCGACATGCGCGAGGTCAACTTCAGCAGCGCCCGCGTGCGCCTGCTCGACTTCCGCCGCGGCGTCACCCAGATGCAGTGGCTCACCCTCAAGCCGCGCCTGCTCGACCCCATCCACAAGGCCTTCATCGACGCTGCGGATCTCGCCGGCAAGCTGCGCGGCCTGAACTACGGCGTCGATTACTCCAC